AAATGTCACCTACACAGTCAGCACTACAAGCCTACGGAAAACCAGACAAGCCAACTACATACGGCAGCGCACAGCAAATAGCGCACGAGAACTTAACCAAACCTAACATACAGATATATCTTAATAAACATATAGATAAAGCTAAACAGAAGATAGTAAACCTATTAGATAGTGAAAATGAGCAAATCGTACTAGCAAGTAGTAAAGACATACTCGATAGAACTTTCGGTAAACCCTCACAAAAGACTGATTCCACCTCTGTTAGCTACATACAACACGTAAGTGACAAGCGAACAGTCTACAATCTTTAACTAAACAACCTGACCTCTGTTAAACTACGTCGCACAATACATAATGTACGACACTACACAGATAACGACGCACGCACAGCCTTTCTAAGCTGTTTAAATATTAAAGATGAGTACATACCCATCTATTGTTTTAAAGCATGCTAGGCGTACTCTATGAACGTGAAACACCCCCATAGGGGCAGTATTGAGTTGGTACCATAGTATATATATAGATATATATGATTTCTCTCTCTTTCAAACAAGAAAGTTTTTCATGTGTATATTCATGTGTAAATACAATCGTGTGTATAGCGTGTGTATACTTTTAGCGATTCGTGTGTATAATGGTGTGTATCAAGGAGTTAATATGCAGAAAAGAATTAACATATCAATATCGGAAGAAGCCATAAGAATACTAGATAAAGTAAAGAACCGTTCGCAGTTTATTGAAGATTTAATTCTCCAAAGGTCTAAACCAATTTCAAAGCCAGTAGAAGACTACTTAATAGAAATGGTAGATAAAATCTATGGACGATTAGATACCCCCCTACCTTCAATATCGGTTGGGACTCCTGCCCCATCGGACCCGTTTAAACAATTCTTATCCGACTATTCAAAACCTGGAGTTAAACCCCCGCACCCAGAATATGGGTACCCTTGTTGCCATGATGGTAGATGTAAACACTGGGATTTTGATGAGGTAAGTGGTGTCTGGATAAACCGCTTGACTAAACAAACCAAAGAGTTTACGCTTTAATTATTATGTATTAGTACAATTGGCTAATGAAGCCAAAATGGGGGTATTATGAAAAAATGGGAAGGGTATCAGAGGGCAATAGAAGAGAACCTTTTAATTGTCGATAAGAACCAACAAGAAGTCCCATTTAAACTAAACCCTGCACAATTAGATTTTCTTAAACGCTCGACTGACCGCAACGTTATATTGAAAGCAAGAAAGATGGGATTCTCTTCCGTCTTATTAGCCGTAGCTGTTATTAAATTCATTTTTGGAAAGAACGAACGCTGCGTATCTATGTCCTTTGACCAAGGAGCTTCAGGTAAACAACTTGAAAGAGCCAAGAGGTTCTTGGATTCTTACCAACGGGTTAATAAGGTAGATTTTAAACTCAAATACAACTCTAAGTATGAAATGGTCATGGAAGTAAAGAACGGGGATGATTCTTATACTAATACTTTAAGAGTCGGTACCGCTAAATCCTCTGGGTTCGGAAGAGGTGATGACATTACCTTCCTTCACCTTACTGAAGTTTCTATGGCTGATAATATTGAACTCCTTCTAGCTGGTGTTGGAGAGGCCGTAGTCAATAACGCTATGATAACTATGGAAACCACCGCTAATGGGTACAATGCCTTTAAAACTTTCTGGGACGAATCAGCCGCTAAACAACGTAATTACAAAGCTATGTTCTACGCTCCTAAGTGGGAGTACTCTCAAGAATACCTTGATAAGAAGAAAGCTGAACTCGGAAGACTGTTTGACCAGGAATACCCCGCTAACCCCGAACTCGCTTTCCTTACCAGTGGAAATACCTACTTTGACTTAGAAGCTTTAAAGTGGCACATGCAGAACTCTCAGGAGCCTTTGTATGTTTAGAAAATATCGTGATTTCGAGCAGGGTGAATTCGTTCTTATATTCGCTGATACAGCTTGGGGGGGTGGAGACTTCTGTGCTGCTCAGTTCATGTCGTATAACCGCTTAGATATTCCATTAGTCTTTCACCGTAAATGTATGGCTTCTGACATGACTCCTGAACTCCACAACAAGGCTCAGGAGATAGCTAAGATTACGGGCGTTAAACCAGTTATCTGCTACGAGCGTAACAACGGAGGGATAGCTGAAATAGAGAGAATTGTTAGATTAAACCGCACAAATGAATACACAGTCTACCAACAGAAATCTGGTATGGGCGAACGAGGAAATATGACTATTACTCAAAAATACGGTTGGGACACTACATCCGCTACACGTCCAATGATGCTCGCTGGACTTAAAGACGCAATCGATAACAAGCTCATAAGAATCTACGACAAACCAACTATTACAGAAATGTACTCTTTTATTGAGAAGCAAACCGCTACTGGATGGAAGCCTATAGCTGAGGCTGGAGCACACGATGACTTAGTAATGTCTTTGGCTGGGGTGTATCAGATGTACCAAACTGAGAAACCTCCGATTAAAAATAATAGGGTGAAAAGGAATAAGAAGTATGACCCAACCACTGGGAGAGTTCTCTCTTAAATGCAAGTTTTGCGCACACAGGGTAGAGTTTGGAATAGGTATTTTGATGGTTGAAACATCTGAAGGAAGCGGATTTATTTGCCACGAAGAATGTTTTCAACAAAGCGGAGAAGACGGAGGGGCGATAGAAGCAATACACAACATAGAATGGGAGGATATAAATGAAGATAACTAAACTAGAAGATATGTACCCGTACACGTACATAATAAGGAAACTTGGTAGAACATACCTATGGACCGCAGACGGAAAACTAATAACATGGAAAAAATACAAGGAACTACAAAATGGAGAATGATTTAGACCCCTTCACAACTAGCGACACCCCGTTAGCGGCTTTTCTTAAATACCACAACCACGCTATCGTGGGCATGAAACCTGACCCAAACGACATTAAACGAAAAGTCTATGTATTTATTAAACAAGATAACACTGACATCTTAATAGAAGAGTTTTATCACGGTGAACCGATGGTTAATCCACACCTTTATTACCGAGCATTAGTAAAAGAAGTATTTAAGAAACTGAGGGAGTCACGATGAGCGTTGGATTATACATGATTGTTAAAGATGAAGTAGATGCAGTAAAGAATCTTGTGAGCCTCACAGAGTCCGCAGGAGGCCAGGTAAGGTATGTAGATGAAATATTTCTTACTGTGAGTGATAAGAAAGCTTTTAATAAACTATCTAAGTGGAATCAAGACCCCTCAGTACACATAGATTATCGCAAGTGGACCAATAGGTTTGACGAAGCTAGAACTCATAACTACGCACAAGGAAATACTGATTATGCTTTTTGGTTGGATGCTGACGACCTGTTCGACTTCTCAGTTATCCCTAAATTAGTCCAGTTAGCAGAGGAAAAAGAACTCGATGCTGTATGGCTACCTTACGAGTACGCTTACGATGAAGACGGTAACTGTATCGCTCTACATTGGCGAGAACGCTTGACAAGAAAAGACCAGTTTGAATGGAAGGGCTGGGTACACGAAACTCAAATTCCTCTAGGCAACCCAAAGACAGAAAGAGTAGATATACCTGTTAGGCACCAGAATACTGATACAGAAGGTTCAAGAGAACGTAACCACGCTATCCTACAAAAGGCTTACCAAGAAACAAGAGACGCAAGGTACATACACTACCTAGGAATCTCTTACTACTCACTTCAGGACTGGGAGAACTGTATTAAAATCCTCAAAGAATACGTTGAAGTCGGTGGTTGGGACGAAGAAATCTACCGTTCACTCCTTAGAATGAGCGAAGCTGCCAATCACATGGGAGAAATAGACGAAGCAAAGAACTACGCATTACAAGCTATGGGTATGTTGCCACAATACCCACAAGCATACTTCAACCTAGCTCAGTTCGAATTTGAAGAAAACAACTTTAAAGAGACTTTAGAGTGGTTAAAGGTGGCATTTTCTAAGCCAGAACCTGAATCAGTTTCTATTACTGACCCAACTATTCCAGATAGAGCAAGACTAATGGGTGCAATTAGTGAGTTTTCACTAGGAAACCACGAAGAAGCACTTAAACTACTCGAAACTGTCCAAACCATAGATACTTCAGACCTATTACCTCACTACAAATACGAAACGGGTGTTGATAACTTAGCAAAAATACTTCCTGCGGTAGCAAAACACTACCAAATACCCGAACAGTTATGGACAAATCTCAATGAAAACATCAAATATGATAATAGGTTCCGTAAATTGCGTGAATTAGTCACCGAACCGAAGACTTGGCCCGTCAATTCGATTGTATTCTTTTGCGGAAGAGGTTATGAAGACTGGGGACCGCACACACTAGACAAGGGAATGGGCGGAAGTGAGGAGGCAGTTGTCTACCTTACAAGAGAATTAGCTAAAAAAGGCTACCAAGTAACTGTATTTGGTGAAGTTCCTAAAGAATACGAAGATGAAGGTGTCCAATGGAAGCCTTGGAAGCAAATAGATAAGCGAGACCAGTTCGATACCCTCGTAGTATGGCGCTATCCGCAGTTTGCTCACCAGTTTAAAGCCAACAAAACACTTATAGACATGCACGATAAGCTTCCAACAAGTATGGTTAAGGAAAATGGTGCTATATATATGTTTAAATCGGACTACCACGCTGAACAATATGACGTTAAAACCTATAATGTAGTCGGAAACGGTATAAAATTTGACCAATTCAACCAAGAACACATTAAAAAACCATTCTCTGTAGGCTATTTTAGTGCCTATTACAGGGGTTTAGAGTGTTTAGTAGACCTTTGGCCTAGAATTAAGGCAAAAGTCCCTGAAGCGACCCTAGACATCTATTACGGATGGGAGTCATGGGTATCAGCAGAAGGTGAAGATTCTTTCTACCATAGGATGAACGCAAAATTAGAGGCTAGTAAAGACCTTGGGGTCACAGAACACGGTCGAGTAAGTCACGAAGTTCTTGCAAAGAAGATGTTAGAGACAAAAGTATGGGCTTACCCAACAGAATTTGATGAAATACACTGTATAACCGCCCTCAAAGCTAATGCAGCAGGATGTAAGCCAGTAATCACCGATAGAGCGGCTCTCGCTGAGACTGGCGGTCCAGAAGCAACCTTCATAGAGGCAGACAGAATCTACTCAGACGACTATAACAAGGATAAGTTAGTAAATGCGATTGTCAAAGAATTGACAGAAGAGCGACCCCAAGAGAACATAAACAACCAGATACTGTTTGCAGAAAAAAGTGACTGGGCTAATGTTGCACAAGAATGGAGTGATATTATAGATGCGTAAATATAAAGAGGCAGATTTCACGACAGATAACTATGAGGATTTTTACGAGAATCACTACTTTGAGCCATTGCTAGACGAGGAATCTATAAAAGCTCATAGGATTTTCCCAAGAATAGCCTGGGCTTTAGACGTTGCTAAAGAGTTTATGCCTAAAAAAGTTCTTGACCTTGGATGTTTAGAGGGTTACGCAGTGCTTACAATACTAAACCATATCCCAGGTGCTTCTGGTGTTGGCGTAGACCTCTCAGAAGATGGTGTATTAATGGGCGGAAAAAGAGCAAAGAAATATAATCTTGACGCTACGTTCTATCAAACAACCATAGAGAAGTTCATGGAGACAACTGATGAGACGTTTGACTTCATAATGGCTTTTGAAGTTATGGAGCACGTAGAAGACCCACTTAGAGTGTTTAAACTTATAGACAGAATTAAGACTCCAGGCGGTCAAGTACTAATATCAACTCCTGATTTTGAAGGTCCTATATTTGGTAAAGATGATGAACAGAATAAATGCCACATAAGGTTGTATACTGTAGGAGATGAGGATTACCAAGCGGTGAACAAATTCGGGAACACCCGCACCGCATCCTCATTATCAAAGCAGATAGGTAAAGACAGGATAAAGGAGATGGGTGTATATTCACACCTGATTAATTGCCGTTATGAGTGATGACTTAGACACACTACAAGTAGAAGAAATACCGCCACAAGAGAATGGTGAACCAACACTAGGGGAACCTTCTATAGAGCCAACTAAGCTTGGCTACGAAGAGCTAGGCGATTTATTAGGCATAGCTCACCCTGATTCAGAGCAACTAAACAAACTCCAGTTCATTTGGGACCATTTCTCTAAGGGCAGGGATAGAATAGACGCACTTGAAGCCATAAAAAGTACACAGAGGACGATGTCTCAACCAGAGGTAGGGGAGAGTTATTTACACCAACTGTTTACCTATACTCGTCTACTATCAACAGTAAGAGATGCACAAAGGGAGATGAAGATTTATGAGAGTAACAATAAGCTGGACAACCCACGCAAGGAAGTATAGTATAGGATTACAAGAGTTTCTAAAACAAATGGGTATTAATGTAAGTGAGGAGCAGATAAAGGCAACGGCGAGGAAGTTGCTTGAACAAAACGAAGTAACAAAGGAGTAAGGCGATGGCCCTGCCAAATACAAGTGAGAAATCCGTAGCCCTCGATAGGGAAGAGAATATTACTAAAGGTAATCTTTCCGCTAAACGAGTGGCTCTTTTTAGTTACAACTCTACTACTGATACACTCAACCCAGCAGGAGGACTACAAGCTGGCGTTGACTATGACTATATAGACGCTCAACAAGCATCTACCACGGATACGTATGTGTTTAAGCTGGGAGGCAGCGGCGGAACAACTGTAAGAACAGTATTGATTACATACACAGATTCTACTAAATCAACTATTGACTATGTGAGTTATTCATGATAGATGTAATGGAAAGACTGTCGGCAAAATTAGTACTGACAAAAAATGGCTGTCTTGAGTACAGTGGGTACATAAGACCAAATGGATATGCGGCACTTCGTGTTGGGGGCAGGGGGAGTAAAACTGAGTACGTACACAGAATAGTCTATATGAATCATTTTGGAGAAATATCCGAAAAAATGACTATAGACCATCTTTGCCGCAACAGGAAATGTGCGAATATACAACACTTAGAGATGGTCGCACATAGAGAAAACTGCATTAGGGCGATACCATTCAACAAGAGACAGGTGGTACATCAAGAAGACCATGAGCCAGTATGGCACAAGAACGGCACTAATAATGGGATACCTAGAAGAAAGTGTGCAGTGTGTGTTAAGAGGAGAGAAGCATAATGCCACGACACCAACACGAAGCACTAGTATCAAAAACCGCCAACTACACAGCTACTCTAGCCGATAAGATTATTTCTTGCTCAGGTACTTTCACCGTCACACTACCAACCGCAGTAGGCTGTACTGGTAGAGAGTATATTATCAAAAACACAGATACAGGCGTTATCACTGTTGATGGGGATGGAACTGAAACTATAGACGGAGAACTTACCCAGACACTTAACCAATGGGATGCAATGGCGATAGTAAGTAACGGCACAGGATGGAGTATTATATGAGCTACTTTAAGAAAATACAGATACAGGGTACACAGGACGATGGAACTGCTGTTGATATACCATCAAGCCAAGAAGGTCACGCAGAGGTTGAGATACACGGTCCACTCAATCCGTTTGGCTCAGTACACACTGAAGGCCTGACACCTATCTTCCAGACTGACGCAGTTTACGGGATTAACCCACAGCAAATCACCGCTACGACAGTCGGACAGATAAACACGAGGGAGGACCAGTAAGATGCCCAAGTTTACCTTTAACCCGTTTACAGGTAATTTTGACGCTTACGAGAATAACTTCGGTACTGAGGGAATTTATTTAACAGACCCAGACGGGGTGCAGTGGCAACTGACTGTAGACACCGCTGGAGTGCTAGTCACTACTGCTGTAGCAGCAGCCGCTACTAACAACCTGTTACTTGAAGATGCTTTTTCGTTGTTATTAGAAGATGGAAATAAACTACAACTAGAGTAAGAGGAGTATAAAATGGCAGATACAAAACTAACAGCATTAACGGCAGACACATCCCCAACGAGTGATGACCTTACGTATGTCGTAAACGACCCAGCAGGAAC